TGGGTACTCTTATCGGTATCTTGATGGCAATCAGGTTTTTAACGCCACTGTACTCGGGTCGGCAAAGCTCCTGAACTACTGCCGCGCTTCTGGCGCTCAGTACGGAGCTGGCGCGTTATTCGTTGAGGGTACTAGCCAATCGGAGACTTCCGAGAGCAATCCCACAAGTACTCCGAATCTTGCGGATGAGCATACGTCTATTGGTTCTCTTATCAAGAGTGATGGGTCTTTTGATAGTTTTTTAATCGATGGTGTCGTTGCGGAGGTGTTAGTCTATAATACTGCTATGGCTTCGGCGGATCGCCAGCTTATTGAGGGCTATCTTGCTTGGAAGTGGGGCCTTGAGGCAAGTTTACCCTCCGGTCACCCATACGAGTCTTCAGCACCATAAGGGGCGCAGATGCAGTACGTTGTATTCGATACCCGCTCAGAGTGGGAAGCGTATGAGGGGATAGCCTACGCTGCTTGGATTGAGGCGCATCCCGCGCCAAGCAATTATGTGCAGCAGACAACCGCCTGGAGCAAGGAGCGGCAACGTCTGACAGACGGCAAATGGATCGCACCTGTTTGCCCGGCGGTGAGTGATCACAGTTCGTACACCCTTGAGGATCCCATTGACGAGTGGTTCCTTGACGAGGAAGCGTAAATGCATAACGCCGCGAGCGAAGATCATGTGAAGGACATGGAAGATCAGCTCAAGCGTGAGCGCATGCAGGAGCTGGAGGATATCAAGGTCATTCTGAATCTCCCCGCAGGGTTGAGGTTCTTCAAGCGCCTGATGGACAAGGGCCGGATCTTCCAGACCACGTTCACTGGCAACAGCCAGGGGATGTTCTTGGAAGGTCACAGGAACCTGGTGCTGATGTTCCTGGATGATATACGAATCGCCGCACCGGAGAAGGTTGCGGAACTTATGATCATGAAGGAGGAATGAAATGCCTGATCCTGAACTGCTCGATGACGAACAGGGTAACACCGATGTCGTTGATGAGACAATCCAGGATGAGTCCGGGACCACTGATGAAGGCACTGGCACAGATACGGAAGTCGTGGAGTATACCGACTTCGCTGTACCTGAGGGTCAGAGCTTTGATGAGGAAGTCTTGGGCGAGTTCAAGGAGTCTGCTGCAGCCATGGGGCTGAAGCAGGAGGATGCCCAGAAGTTTGTTGACATGGGGCTGAAGCTGGCTGGCAAGACCGGTCAAGCAGTCCTGGAGCAGCAAGCGTCTATGCTCGCAGAGCAGCGCGAGCAGTGGGTGAGTGCTCTGAAGTCAGACAAGGAGTTCGGTGGTGAGAAGTTCGGTGCCACAGTGGATGAGGCTCGCAGAGTCCTCAAGACCTACGGCAACGAAGATCTTGTCACTGTGCTGGAAGAGTCTGGCTACGGGGATCACCCCGCGTTGATCAAGATGCTTGCGAAGCTCGGCAAGGCTCTGGGTGAAGACGAATCGGTGGACGGCAAGGCCGCAGCGGGTGCAAAGGATGTATCCGAGAAGTCAATGGCTGAAGTCCTCTACCCCAACGAATAGGAGTGAGTTATGGCTACGATTGGCGACAATGACCTGACTCTTGCGGATCATGCAAAGCGTACCGACGAGAGTGGTGTGGTTCAGAAGATCGTGGAGATCCTGAATCAGACCAATGAGATCCTCGATGACATGGTGTTCATGGAGGGTAACCTGCCGACTGGTCACCGGACTACGGTTCGGACTGGTCTGCCCACAGCCTACTGGCGCATGCTGAACCAGGGCGTGCCAAAGGCCAAGTCCCGCACCAAGCAGATCACCGATGCCTGCGGCATGCTGGAGGTCTACAGCGAGGTGGACAAGGAGCTTGCGGATCTGTCCGGTCAAGCCGGTGCGCTGCGTGCATCTGAGGACCGTGCCTTCCTTGAGGGCATGAGTCAGCAGATGGCTACTGCAGTCATCTATGGCAACACCGAGACTGACCCTGAGCAGATCATGGGTCTCGGTCCCCGCTTTGACGATCTGTCTGCAGAGTGTGCGGACAACATCATCAACGCAGGTGGCACGGGCTCGGACAACACCTCGATCTGGTTGGTGTGCTGGGGTGAGGACACTGTTCACGGTATCTACCCGAAGGGGTCGAAGGCTGGCTTCAAGATGGAGAACAAGGGCCAGCAGACACTGGAAGACAGTGACGGCAACCAGTACGAAGGTTACCGCACCCACTACCAGTGGAAAACCGGCGTTTGTGTTCGCGACTGGCGTTACATCGTTCGCATCTGCAACATCGATGTGAACGAGCTGACCAAGAACGCGGCATCGGGTGCTGACCTGATTGACCTGATGGTCCAGGCAGTTGAGATTCCCCCGAGTCTCATGGGCAAGTGCGCATGGTACTGCAACAAGACCGTGCGTTCGTTCCTTCGCCGCCAGATCACGAACCATAGCAACGTGCATCTGAACATGAGCGAAGTGGCTGGCAAGAAGGTCATGACCTTCGATGAGATCCCTGTCCGCCGCGTTGACAAGATCGTGAGCACGGAGTCGGCCATTTCCTAAATGTGGGAGATGGGGAGTGGGGGTTGCGTAGCCCCCACTCAACCGTGCTTCAAGTAACTACTTTTTCCGAAAGGAATGAACAATGATTCTCGATGCTGAAAACCTTCTCAGTGACGATCAGGGCATGAATGGCTGGGACGAAGCCGCTGCTGACATCAGCACAAACGTCATCGACCTCGCAGGCGCGGCTGAGGACATGGGCCCGGGCCAGGTGCTCAAGCTCTTGGTGCTGATCACCACCGCGCTCACGGGTGATGTGACAGCGTGCACGGTGACCGTGCAGACTGACACGGAGTCCACGTTCTCCAGTCCCACGACTGTGATTCCGGCTACCTCTATCGGTATCACCGCAGGGTCGGCGCTCCACCTCAACCTCCCGGGTAAGGGATTGCAGCGCTACCTGCGCATCAGCTACCAAGCTGATGATGCTGTGACGGCAGGCGCGGTCACCGCAGGTATCGTTCGCGACTTCCAGCAGGGCTTTGGAGCCTAAGGAGGCATCATGGGTAAGTACCTCTGCACCACTGAGTGCTACTGGAACAGACGCCACTGGAATCCCGAGAGTCCTCGTGAAAAGGATCGGGTGTACCAGGGCGACCTGCAGCCACCGGAGAAGCACTTCCGGCCCCTTGGAGGGGATGAGGTGCTTCCCAAGCTGGAGGGGCAGGAGCCTGTTCGACCTCTCGCTTTCAGTGAATTGGCGAAAGCGGGGGTGCGGACCTCCGAGCACGCGAAGTCCATCATGGACGAAGCTGAAGCGCCGAAGCCCGTGGTTGATGGGCAGGAAGTGGATGTGCTCAGCTAGGATGACCGGAGGGACCGGGGCGGCGTTCTCGGTCCCTCATTTTTAAGGAGCTATCATGGAAGCCCTGCAACCTATCCTCGCAGCGATCTGGGTATTCATAAACAGCCCTGCGGGTATCACGCTGATGGCAACCCTCGCGCTGGCAGCCCTCAACCTGATTGCCCAGAAGAAGCCAACCTGGGCCAAGTACGAGGGGCACATCGTTCACGCAGTCAAGACTGCTGAGAAGGCGATTCCCAATGATACGCCCAATGCAGCTCTGGCTCGTTTGGACATGGCACTCCAGTATGTAATCAAGGTCTACGAGAACGCCAATGGCAGAGCTCCCAGTGACAAGGTGGTCCACGAGTTGAAGGAAGGCATCAACCTGGTCCATCGCGATCTGGAAGCCTCTGACAAGAGCGACATCTAATGGCTGCGCTCTTGTCAACCCTAGCACCGATCATCGGTGCAATCGTGAAAGCCCTGCTCCCGGCTCTCTGGGAGATCAAGGAGAAGAACCGTGAAGCTATTGAAGTCAAGCGTGATGATGCTCGTTATGAGCGCCTTTCTCGCTACAAGCGGATGTAGCGTTCACCGGCTCCTGGACATTGGGGAGAAGCCTGTCTACGTTCCTGAGGGCACTTTGGCTGAGATTGCTGAGCCCGTGGATGTCATCTGCTTCGTGCGTAACGCAGAGACAGGGAAGATGGAGAAGCGGAAAGTAGAGGCTTGGCCAGGTTGGTATGTTGTCCGCCCCCGCGTGGATGATAACTTCGGAGTGGAGGAGCCAACCGTAGAGCCTGCATCAACGAAACCGGATCTCCTCGCAGAAGGAGAATAGGTATGTCCTCTGTCATTGATATTTGCAATCTGGCGCTTGTGCATGTGAACGCTGCGCGGATCCAGTCCATCACTGAGCGGACCAAATCCGCGCAGATGTGCAACACGCTCTATGTGCCTACACGGGATGCAGTACTCGCAGCATTCCCATGGAACTTTGCGGAGAAGCGGGTCAACCTTGCGCTGCTGGATGCCAGCTACTCGGGGTGGACCTACGCGTATGCGTACCCCTCCGACTGCGTTCGTGCGCTGGAGATCTACAACCCGCTGACCACAGTGACCTACGCAGATGGGTACTACTACAACAACCAGTACCTGAGCAACGCGGTCAAGGTGAAGGCGGAGCGCATCAAGTTCCAGATCGCCACCAATGCAGCGCTGGACCGGCGCGTGATTCTCACCAACCAGGAATCTGCAGAGCTGATCTACACCGCTCGGGTGGAAGACTCCAACCTGTATGATCCCATCTTCACCCGGGCACTAGCCTACGCTTTGGCTGCAGAGCTGGCAGTGGCGCTGAAGAGTCAGCCCAAGCTCAAGGAGCAGCTGACGGGGGATTACTTCCGCACAGTGGCTGCAGCGGAAGAAGGCAATGCCAATGAGGCGTTTGACGTTCCGACTCCCCCCAGCCCCTATGTAACGGAGAGAATGTAGATGACCATCAGCGCAATGCAGGTATCATTCACAGGCGGGGAGTGGTCACCTTCGTTGCATGCGCGGGTGGACCTGGCTAAGTACGCATCAGCGGTTCGCACCTGCAAGAACTTCGTAGTGCACCCCCATGGCGGGGTGAGTAATCGGGCAGGCACTCAGTTTATTGCGGAGGTCAAGGATTCTTCCAAGACTGTGCGCCTGATCCCTTTTCAGTTCTCTGTGACGCAGGGGTATGTTCTTGAATTCGGTGACACCTACATGCGAGTCTACAAGGATGGGGGCCAGGTACTGCTGGACTCCCCGCCTGCTGCATACAACGCTGGCACGACCTATGACCAAGGGGACCACGTTAGCTATGGTGGTGCCAACTATTACAGCTTGGCTGGGTCCAACACAGGCAATACCCCTAGTTCCAGTCCGTCATGGTGGTACACGCTGACAGATGACATCGTAGAGGTGAAGACGCCTTACGCGGAAGCAGACCTGGCTACGCTGAAGTTTACGCAGAGCTATGATGTGCTCTTCCTGACGCATCCCAGCTATCCACCCTACGAGCTGTCGCGCACGGATCATGACGAGTGGACGTTGACGCAGATCAGCTTTGGGTCCAGTATCGCTGCGCCAACAGGACTTAGCCGCACCGGATCTTCGACACCAACCACTAACTTCAAGGTGACTGCAGTGACAGAAGAAGGCGAGGAGTCTGCACCATCTTCTGCGAAGGCAATTGGTCCTACCGACACGCTAACCTGGTCGGCAGTCACAGGCGCGGACCACTACAACGTCTACAAGATTCAGAACGGCATCTATGGTTGGGTGGGCGAAGCGGGTAGCACCTCCTTCACGGATTCCAACTATGTCCCGGACATGGACTTCACTGCGCCAAAGGTGAAGACCCCCTTTGGCTCATCCAGCAACTACCCCGGTGTGTGCGAGTTCTTTGAGCAGCGCTTGCTCTTCGGGCGTACCAACAGCAAGCCACAGACTATCTGGGGCTCGCAGACTGGCAACTTCCGCAACTTCAACATCTCCTCACCCCTGCAGGATGATGACTCCTTTAACTTCACGCTATCCGCTCTGCAGGTGAATGAGGTCCGCGCCCTGGTATCGTTGGATGACCTGATTGTCCTGACCAGTGGGGGTGAGTGGAAGATGACGGCAGGTAGCAACAGCGATGCGGTCACTCCCACAAGCGTGGACCTGAAGCCACAGAGCAGATGGGGATCATCCCATGTGCGGCCATTGGTGATTGGCAACACCGTGCTTTTCGTGGACGGCTCGGGCGCGGTAGTCCGGGATCTGCTCTATAGCCTGGAAGAAGATGGTTACAAGGGCAACGACCTGACGCTACTGGCGCGGCACCTGCTTCGGGACAAGACCATCACGGATTGGTGCTTCCAGCAGTTCCCCGACTCGATTGTCTGGGCTGTGCGCAGTGACGGCAAGCTGCTGGGGTTGACCTATGCCCGGGAGCATGAAGTCTGGGGCTGGCATCAGCACGAGACTGAAGGCTACTTTGAAGCGATCTCCTCCATCACCACTACAGCAGGAGATGTGGAAGTCTACACGGTAGTGCGGCGGACCATCGATGGTTCCACCAAGCGGTATGTTGAGCTATTCGCAGATCGCTTGCCAGAAGAGGATGTCACCCAGGCATGGTTCGTAGATTCGGGCCTGCAGTATGATGGGTGGAATACCACAACCGATGATACCCTGGAGTTGTCCGGGGGCAGCGATTGGTTGATTGGTGAGACCCTGACGCTGACTGCAGCTGGGCATACGCCATTCAGCGGGGGTGATGTTGGCAAGTATTATACGCTGCGCTCGGGGGATGACTCCGTGCAGGTGATTATCACAGCGTACACATCCAGCACCGTAGTCAGCGTGCAAGCGGTAAACCGCACGGTGCCTGACTCCCTGCAGGACACAGCCACCTACGACTGGGCGCTCATGGTCAGCAGCTTGTCGGGTCTGGATCACCTGGAAGGCGAAGAGGTCGCAGTCCTGGCCGATGGCGCTGTGGTTGATGGCAAGACCGTGAGCAGCGGGGCTATCAGCCTCACTAACCCAGTTAGCAGAGTGACCATTGGTCTGGGGTACACCTCCGACCTGGAGACACTGGAGATGGAGGTGGGCGGCGAGGGTAACACGCTGCAAGATAGTGCAAGAAATATCCCGGAGGCTACAATCCGGCTTGAGAATACGCAGGCGCTATGGGTGGGTCCAGATGCTGACAATCTTGATGAAATCCCCTTTCGTGAGACAGAGCTGCTGGGCACACCCGTGGACCTGTTTACAGGTGACAAAGACGTCTTCCTGGAGTCAAGCGACGAGCCAAGGCAGGGCCGGGTATTCATGCGCAACTTGGATCCTGTGCCTGTGACAATTCTTTCAGTGATACCTAGAATTGAGTACGGGGAGCTGTAGAATGGAAATCGTACTTGCCACGCAAGAGCTGGTTTCCAGTTTGTTTGGCAGGCTACGAAAGTCCGACAGACAAGAGGTCTGGGCTTCAAGCAACAAGGATGTGGATGATGCGCTGCAGAAGTCTTTTGAAGCCTCTACCAAGTGCTGGAACATCGTTCATGGCGGCAGAGCCATTGCAGCCTTCGGGGTGGCACCTAACACCATGGCGAGCCACATAGGATCGCCCTGGTTACTGGGTACGGAAGAGATCAAGGATGTTCGGATCTCATTCCTGGAAGCGAGTATCGAGTACACGCGGTACATGATCGAAGACTTTGAAGTGCTGATGAATTACGTTGACGCGAGGAATACTCTTTCGATTCGTTGGCTGGGTTGGCTCGGGTACACGATTGAGAAGCCTGAGCCCTACGGACCGGAGGGTATGCCTTTTCACTTGTTCTGGATGAGGAAAGACTCATGTGCATACCGATGATCGCAGGTCTAGCTATTGGTGCCCTTGGAGTCGGCATGCAGGCGTATGCCGCAAAGCGGCAGGTGGAAGCGCAGAATGACGCAGCGGAGTACAACGCTCAGCTGCAGGAGCGCAACGCGCAGATCGCTGAAGTCCAGGCCAAGGATGCGGTAGACCGAGGAGAGACTGAGAAGGCAAACCTGCAGCGCAGGGTGCGCCAGCTGAAGGGCACGCAGCGCACAGCGTTCGCTGGCTCGGGCGTCTTGGTTGACCAAGGCTCGGCGTATGATGTTCTTCAGGATACCACAGAGCAAGCAGAGATGGACAGTCTGACCATCATGCACAACGCCAACAAGGAAGCCTGGGGTCACCAGGTTCAAGCAGGCAACTACACGGGGCAGGCAGGCTTGTCGCGTTCAAGCAAGGGTAGTCCAGGATTGGCGGCAGGCACGACCTTGCTGACCGGGGCTAGTCAGCTCGGGTCGCGTTACTTCATGAATAGTTAGGAGCCACTATGCCTCGTGTACCTACATATCAGCAACAGGTCAACCCCCAAGCACTCCCAGGCGCACGGTACTCTGCCAACGCGAATGCGGCATCCTTCGGGGGCGTGCAGGCAGAGCAGATGGGCCGACTCGGCAGAAGCGTGCAAGGCGTGGGGCAGTCCATCATGGACTGGGCGAATCGGCCAGAGGTGCGTGCAGCCAAGGAGCGCGAGAAGCGTGCGCAGGCCATGGATAAGCTCAACAAGGCGATGAGTGAGATTCGCACGCTGAATCAAGACTACTATGGCCGCAAGGGAGAAGCTGCGCTGAAGGTGCTGGAGGATGGCACCAAAGCATACGGAGATGTCCGCAGGAAGTACATGGCTGAGCTGGAGGATGAGAAAGCTCGTGCAGTCTTCTCCCAGGCTTACGATGGCTTCATGAACCGTCATCTTGGTAGGCTCAGTGAGTTACAGATTAAAGCTACTGCGGTACAGGAGAACGCTGTACGCGACGCCTGGAATCTGGAAGCTATTGAGCAAGGGGTGATGAACTGGGATGACTCCGACTTGCATAGCCAGAACCTGTCAGGGATCGAAGCCAATACCCGCCGGAACAACGAAGGTCAGAGCCCTGATGTAATGAAGCGCCTGGTCAAGGAAGCTGCGTATAACTACACTCAGCAAGTGGTGATGTCTGTGGCGCAGAACCAGGGGCCGGATGTTGCGCTTCGGAAGCTGGATGAGTTTACGGAGATGGGAAAGTTCGATCCCCGTGTAGCAGGCAAGCTGCGCGATGAGCTGAAGGCAAAGGTCGAAGCCAAGAACCTGAAGGGCAGGGTACATACGCTGGCCCAGGAGGCTTTGCATTCAGGGAAGCCCTTGGAGGAGCAGCTGTCATGGGCGCGGGATCTGGCGGGGGATTATGGCTCAGATGTGGCGGACGCTGTGGAGTCAAAGGTGCTGCGCTGGAACAAGCAGAAGGAAGCGGTAGAGACTCAGAAGAATAGAGAGCTCACTGCTAACCTATCCAAGCAATTCTATGATCGGGGTGAGGCGCTTACCGTAGAGGAGATGGAAGCTGCAGTAGAGGATTCAGGTCTCCCAGTTGCGGAGCAGCTCACGATCATGGCTCCCTGGCGGAAGGTCATTGACGCTCGCTTGGATAGCGCCAAACGGGAAGCACTAAAGCAGGAGAAGGATCAGGCGCTGCTAAGGTTTGAGGATCTTTTTGAGCAAGCTATTGTGGATCCGCAAAAAGCGGAAGCCTACCTGTCCATAGATGAGAATAAGCTAGCGCCTATCATCGGCAGAGACGCTGCGGAAGACATTAAGAAACGGCAAGCTCAGCTGCGCACGGGTAATATCAGTGAGGAGAATAACTTCTTTGCTCAGGCGACAAAGTACTTCAAGGCCAATACAGCTGCGCCTGTTCGATCTGATTACAGTGACGCAGTGGCTTTTGGGGATGCGCGTAAGGAGCAGGAACGCCAGCGGCTGACATTCCTCGCCAAAGCCAAGGATATGGTTCGTGACCCCGAGTTCCAAAAGCTTTCGCCTATAGATAAGCAGAAGAGTTTTAACGCCTTATTCTTTACTGCGGTTGGCACTAATACTGGTGCGAAAAAGACCATGCTACAGGTGGAGCAGGAATGGATGTCAGAGGGCGGTTTCGAGTTCCCGGAAGATATCCGGACGAGAGAAGGTATCTCAGAGGAAGTTATGCTTACGCCAATTTCTGGAAAGCCCTTGCTCTATAAAGTCAAGGATCCTGAACAAGCCCGGAATCTGTTTGCGGAGCATAACCCCACTGCGTATGCTGAGATGGATCCTCGCGATTTCGACAACATTACGTCAGCAACGGTGGACATAGCGTCAGGCCGTGCGGTTGTAAATGTCAATGTCGGTACTGTAGCTAAGTATGATCTGCCCTGGTTCTTCACTGGGTCCATCTCTGTAGATAGGCCGAAGCAAGGGGCGGTCAATTACGAAGTTCTTAAAACCCTTCACGGGGATACGACCGACCCAGAATTTCTGGCGAATGCGCTCAATGATGGGCGAGCGCGAGTTGAGGTTATGCTTCCCTCAGAGGAGGATGCCCGTAGGAATACGATTATGGCGGGAGACCCCTTGGCCGGTCTAGTACGGAAGCGCTACACTGTTGATGAGTTTATGAAGGATGCCACGATAGACGAGATAAAGGACGTGAATCCGACCAGGGCGCGGACACCGAAGCACCTGGCTTATGTGACCGTGGATGATAACACCTTTGTGGTATCGCCTAAGCAACTGAAGTTTGCCCTCAAAAAGGTTCGATAATGCCTGATCAATTCGTACCCTGGAGCCGAGGGTTGCGCACCCCGCCAGTCACGGACTTATCCCAGTATAAGCTCGCAGAAAGCGATCTTACCGATGCAGCGCAAGATATCAGGTCTGAGCTAGTAAACGAGTATGGGCAAGGCACAGTGATTGAGGAGCTGCAGTCGCAGGGGTTTCGTGCGTTCCTGCCAACTGCGCGGGTACTGGGTGGGGTGGATCAAGCCTTTCACCTGAATCTTGGTCGGGTGCCAGAGGTCGAAGAGAAGGTGCGGATTTATACCACGATGTTCCCCGGTATGAGTCCTGACGCAATACGCACGAATCTGAAAGAGTTTGAAGAGATCGGTATCTACCAGAAGCACAGGGAGCTACTGGAGAATCAGCACAAACTTGCTGCGTGGCTCGCAGATCCACAGGTAATGGCACGAGCGAAGAATGACATTCCTGCCTTCAGCGTGCTCGCAGGTGCGATGGTATCTCGTCACGGAGGGCTCCCTGGCCAAGTAGCCAATGCCGCTGGCAACCTGAAGAGCTCAACTTTGCGCGGCTTTGCAGGCACGATGCGAGCTTTTGCAGAAGTTCTACCGGATGACCATGCGTTGGTTGCGCCTGCTATCAAGTTTTGGGATGAAGCTGCGCGTGCGCAGGGTGACCTGGCGCGACCCTTCACAAGTGACGTTAAAGGCTTCCGCAGGTTCGCTTTGGATACGGTGCCTGCTACTGTGCAGATCGGCGTGGGCGCGGTGCTTAGTGCCCTGACTAAGAGCCCTGCGCCTGTCATGATGATGATGGGTGCGAGTGAAGGCGGCAACCTCTACCAAGACTTGCGGGAACAGGATGTCTCGCAGTTGCGTGCGCTGCTGGTATCTGGCTCAGTGGGTGTGGTCAACGGCTACATTGAAAGCCTGCAGGTAGGCAAAGCCCTGGAGGCTTCGGGCCTGGAGTCTCTTGGCAGGGGTGCGCTCCGGGAAGTGTTTGGCAACGTCCTGGAGAACATCGGCCAGGAAGCAATGCAGAACGTGGTCAACGACATAGGCCGGATGGCTGGCGAGTCTGAGGTCCGCGATATAACGCTAAGCCAGGTGGGGTCGAGACTAGCGGGATCCCTGAAGGAGGGCTTGTACGAAGGTTTGACCGCAGGCGTGGCAACGCTCTTCATGGCCACCCCGCGCATGACCTCCTTGACTGCGAAGTACCTGCAGAACCGGGAGCAGTTTGCGCGGATGGAGGTGGTGAATGAGATCCTGAGGACTCAGTTTAAGGGCCGGGATCCTGAGACTCAGAAGGAAGCCATTGACCACATGGTCGGTAACCAACCTGCGTCTATCTCAGCAGAAGCCGTGGATCGCTACTTCCAAGGCAATGAGAACCTGCTGGACTCCATGCTGACTACCCTCGGGGTAGACAAGGAAGCTTTCCAGGAAGCTGTGGCGCAGGGTAGCGAGATCCAGTTCAGCCTCGGTGATTGGCAGACTAAGGTTGCGCCTTCGGAAGCAGGCACGGATCTCTTCCAGTTCCTGCGCATCAACCCAGACTCTGATACGCAGGAAGAAGCTGAGCAGGTAAAGGCGCAGCTGGCCAACATGGCACTGAAGCTGCACTCAGCTATCTCGGACCTGCAGAACACAGAGAAGCCTACCCCGGAGCAGCTGCAGGCTTTCCGTACCACTCTGATGGAAGATGGCGGATTCTCTGCAGCGGATGCAGATAGTGTAGCGGACCTCTTCCGCGCAGGTGGCCAGACGTTTGCGCCACAGCGGGGGGAGAGCCTGGACCAGTGGTTCGCACGCATCAATCCGGAGATCCGTTTCGGTGTGGACTACGCACAGTTCCGCGCTGGTCTGGATGCTGCGCAGTTCCAGGATAGCGATGGCGTGCTGTACCAGGATGGCCAGATTGTTGCGGATGAGAATTTCCGCAGGTGGTTTGGCGAGTCCAAGGTATTGGATGAAGAGGGTGCGCCCTTGAGGGTGTACCACGGGACACGAGCAGGGTTTAATGCTTTTGAGCAACAACCGGGGTCTGACTTTGGTTTTCACTTTGGTTCCAAAGAGCAGGCCACTGGTCGGCTAAAGGGTACGCGGGGGTTCCGCCATGTAGCGGGTAAGGGTGTTGCGGATGAGCAAGGGGAGCGTGTCATTGGCGCGTATCTTAACATCAAGAATCCGCTTCGTGTCTCTGACCCAGGCTACTTCTCTGCGCAGGATGAAGACTTTGCCAACCAACTAAGGGCCGCAGGTATACCTGTTGACCCCAGTATGTCCTCCGCGGAGCTTAAAGATGCTCTTAAAGAAGCGGGATATGACGGTCTTATCTATGAGAATGAAGGCGGGGATGAAGCCGCAGGAACATCATATGTTGCGCTTGACTCCACTCAGATTAAGTCGGTCAACAACCAGGGCACCTTTGACCCAGATAACCCGAATATCTTCATGCAGTCGGTAATGAGCCAGAGTCCTGAGCAGGTGGCGGGGTACGAGACTACCACCGAAGAGCTGCCTCAAGACATTCGGAAGGTGGTGAGAAACGGGGAGGTTCAGTTGACCCCTGTATCATCCCTTCCTAAAGGTGCTACTTCGGTTAAAACCGCAGAAGACGCTGCCAACCTCTTGGCTGCGATCAACGACTTTGGCCAGGAACGGTTGATGGTGGTTGGTGCCACTAAGAGAGGGAAGATCCTCGGTGTGGTGCAGCACAGCACGGGCACCACAAACGCTTCACTTGTTCAAGGCGCAATCGCTACGGGATCCATTCTCTCCTTGGAGGGTGTGGAGAAGATTTATGTAGCGCATAACCACCCGAGCGGGGACCCTACTCAGTCAGACTCAGATAAAAAGATCCTTGAGACTTTCCAGAATTTACTCCGGGGCACGGGTGTTACGTTGGACGGGTTCATGTCTATCGGAGCGGAAGAAGCTGAGATGGCCGATGGTCGCCGCGTGAAGCTGAACCCGAAGCAGTCAAAGGCTACGATTAAAATTCTAGATCGCACAGGGGTGAGGGGGGTGACCCCGCTTACCCCGGTTGTGGTATCCAGTCAGCAAACCCTTCGCGCTGTAGGGGAGGCTATCGGTGAAGGAGAGGGTATTGTTCTCCTGGACCAGAAGAATGTCCCGGTAGGGTTTGTGCCAATGACCGCGCAAGAAATGGGCGGGGGGCTGCGCACCGAGGATAACCTGAAGACACTACTTACAGAGATCCACGCAACCAACGCATCCTCTATCGCTGGGTATGTTACCAGCGATGTGAACCCGGAGGTCGTTACTCAAAACCTGAAGCGCTTCTCTAACGCTTCACTAGGCACTCGGCTTCTAGATGTGGTAACCGAGTCAGGTTACAGCGCACAAGAAAAGTCTGTGGCTATCCACGAAGGACGCACCTCTTTCTACCAGTCCGAAGCGTACCACGGAAGCCCTCACAATATCATGGCCAACATGAACCCTGAGGATCAGCGATTTAACCTGAAGTACATGGGCACGGGTGAAGGGGCTCAAGCGTTCGGCTGGGGTCTGTACTTCACCAGCGAAAAGGGAATCGCGGAGTACTATGCGGAGGTGTTGTCCGGCAGGGACATAGACCCCCAGGTTGTTGGTGGACGCAACCTCTACAAAGTGACACTCTGGAAGGGTAAGGACGAGAACCTGTTGGATTGGAGCGGCGCGGTAACTGCAGAGCAGGTTGATGCTATCGCAGAGGGTCTTGCCCGGCACCCAGAAGCTGACCGCCTTCTCGTTGATTTAGGCATTGATGAGGCACCGGGTTCAGACCGTAAACAGATGTTCATCAACGCCATTACAAAATCTTCTGAAGGGTGGGGCGATGTAACTGTCGCTGAGAGTGGAGATAGTCTTTATGGCACACTATCGTCTATCCTTGGAGGCGACAAGGCCGCGTCCCTTTTCCTGCGTGATGCTGGCATAGACGGCATTCGGTTCCCTGCCCAGTCTGGGGGTAGAGGCGATGGTAGCAAGGGTTGGAACTATGTTGTATTTGATGACGCAGCTGTGGAGATCGAGCAGCATGTCCTTTACCAGAGGCAGGGACAGGGTGCCCGTGGCGCTATCGAATTCACTGACACTAAGACTCTGATTTCGATCTTCCCCAATGGTGACAAGAGCACCGTCATCCATGAACTTGGCCACATCTTCTTCCGTGAGATGCAGCAGCTCATCGAGACCGGGCAAGCCAACCCCACCCTGATCGCATCGTACAATGCTATGCTCAAGCAATTCGGCAAGGGTGGGGCGATAGATGAAGAAGGTATTGAGAAAGCCATGACCGCATGGGAAGCCTACTTCCTGCGCGGGGTTGCGCCCTCGGTGGACATGGCCCCTGCCTTCCGCACCTTCCGCCGCTGGTTCACGGACATCTACCGGACAGCCGAGAAGCTGATTGGCAAAGAGGATCTGGATCCCGACCTGGTATCTGCGTTTAACACCTGGATCGCCACTGAGCAAGACATGCAGGAAGCGGAAGCCTTCTATGGCACTGCCCAGGCAATGAGCGATTCTCTGGAGGCGGATGAGGCAGCGAGGCAGGAGCGGCTGGAGAAGGCTCGCAACCGTGTAAAGAAGGAAGCCCAGGATACCATTGACAAGGAAGTGGAGAAGCGTCTGCGCGTTTGGCTCAAGGACATCAAGGGTGGCCGCGCTGAAGTTCGTCGCGAAGTTAGCGCCGAGGTCGCAGCTCTCACGATCTACAAGACCTTGGCAGCTGTAAAGGCGCGGGGTGGCTTAGACGCAAGGGACATCCTCTACCGTTTTGATGAGAAGACCTTGAGGACTATCCTAGCTGCGCACGGGAAGGATGTCTTCGCACGCAGGCGACCAAGGAAAGTAGCATATGACCCCGCGATGCCTCACCAAGAGGTTTTGGCTTCGGGGGATGAGAGTCTGCTGCAGGCGTATGTGGCGCACCTGGAGAAGGCTGCGCAGGACTTAGAGAAGCGCAACGATAAAGCGGTGACTCGCAGCCGCAAGGATGCTGCACCGTACTACCGTGATGCAGATGAAGCCTTCCCCCTCTCTGAAGATGGGATCGTTTACCAGATTCGTGAGGCTATGCCCACTGGTATCATCAAAGAGAACGCGGCCAACATCACCCAGAAAGACTACAATCGTGCGGTGGATGTGGCGGATAGACTTCTGGCGGACCTGGAGCGCTTCGACCTGCAGGAGAATACCCCCAGCCTAGTGCAAGCTGCTTTTGACCTCGGGACAAAAGCGCAGGCAGAAAGTAGTAAGCGTGCTTGGATCCAGAGCTATGTTGAGAGTTCCCTGCAGAGGGATTATGAATCAGCCAGTACTGTTCTGGAAGAGCAGACCGCTCAAGCTCAAGAGGCTTTGGAGGATCTCTACCTGACTGAC